CTGGCTGGCCGTACTGCGGCTGCGGCGCATACTGTTGCGGGGCTGCGGCCTGCGGGTCGTTCATCGCGGTGTTCAAGTCGGCCGTCTTTTTCGGTGTGACGACGTAGTCGTAGATTTTCGCGTCGTTGTAGCCGCGGGTCTTCGCGGGCTGGGTGCGGGCGAAAGTGGCTTTCAAGTGGTCTCCGACGTTCGGATGGTCGCCGACTCCAGCCTGACGGCATGCGAGACGCAATTGGCCGATGTTGTAGCCTTTTACGTACACGCCTCGAATGCCGGAGTCTCCGACGCGATTTGGGTCTTGCAGTGTGGTCTGCAGGTGGATGACGACCTGCGGCTTCGGCTTGCCGTTGGGATAGTAGAGGGGTTCGCCGGTGGTGAAGTCGGTCTGCTGTTCCGCGCGGATTTCGACGATCTCGCCTTCCACGCTGGTGCCGATCGGATCGTCCTTGCTGAACGCGCTGGGCGCGCCGCCCTGCATCACGTCGTCAAGGCTTAACGATTCGGCGGACTGCTGCTGCGCCTGTTGTGGCCGGTAGCTGGCTCCGCCTTGCTGAGTGAATCCGCCACCATAGTTTTGCGTTCCGAACATTGTGTTTTTTACCTTTCTGTTTTCCTGTAGGTGGATTCCAGCAGGCCGATGGCCTGCCGCCATTTGTCCGGCAATGCCGGATATTGGTTTTCGTTGAGTTCGGATAGTTGTCCGAGCTGGTCGTCCGGCCAGCTGCCGCATTGGAAGCAGTGGGTCGGACTGGTTGGCAGAGCGTGTATCCACGCGTCGCGCATTTCGGTTCCATCCTCTTGTTCGATGAGGTCGAGGAGGTTGGCGATGAGTTGCGCGCGGCTGAGCGCCCACCGTCCGGGTTTCGGGTCGAAGTCGAATTCGATCGGCAGTGCGTCGGCCAGGCTGACGCTGTTCCTGGGCAGGAAGTAGATGGCGTTCCTTTTGCAGGGTTCTCCGTCGTTTTCCAATCCGATGCCGTACAGGCTCGCCTGGATGCGATATTGTTGGCTTGGACCGTTGGCTTTGACGTTGCGAATTGTGGTGGGGCCGGTGATTTTCCAGTCGATGGTCGTGTTGTTTTCCGCGTCGTACAGGTCGATGCTGCCGTGGATGAGATGATAGCCGTGGAGTCCGTGGATGCTGCCCACGTCGACGTGTCTTTCGGCTTCGAAGCGTTTCACGGCCCATGGTTCTCCTCCATCGTCGTCCGGGACGGTGAATTCGTCCTTGCGCTTGTTGAACAGGTGTTCGAATCGTTCGTGGACGCATGTGCCGATGAATGGCAGCCATGCGGCCGACTGGCGTTTCTCCCATCCGGCGAGTCTGGCGGCGAGGCAGTGGAGGCAGTCGGTGCCGAGTTCGCTTGGCCCGATCTCCTTTTGCAGGCTGCGTGGCTGGTTGGCGATGTGCGCCTCGATGATCAGGCGGATTTCCTTCCATTCGTCCGATTCCCGCGAAGCGGATGGTGTGGCATCGACGTGCGCGGTGCCCATGTTGGCGTTCATGACTGTTTCAAGGTCGAGTTGTGAGCTCATATCCCACCCTTCCGCATTCCTCGTCGAGACGGGCCCAGAGGAAAGCCGCCAAGTCCCCCGCCTCTTGTGTGTCGATGATGTAGGCTTCGTCCATGAATCCGGGCGCCTTGTCGTAATGGTCGAGCGTCTTGCTGAGCGCGCGGCCGACCGCCTCCTGGCTGATTGGAACGCGCGTCATTCGACCACCAGACTTGCCGCACCGGTCTTCACGCACCCGCGCAATGCTGGCTCGCCGACCTGGCTGACGATTTCGGACAATGCCTTCGGTTGGATCCGATAGCAGTCGGCGTACTGTTGCACAGGAAAGCGCCGTTCGAATGCTCTGGCATCGAGGTTGCGCTTGCCTTTCCGGATTTTCACGGTCAACGGTCCGGCCGCGTATTCGCCGGGCTCGCGGTCTTCCATGAGTTCGGCTTTCAATCCGTCGGCTTCTTCCTGCAGGTCGGCGATGCGGCTTTTCAGTTCCACGTACCGTTTGGCCAATGTTTCGAGGTTCTGCGCGCTCATTTGCTTGTTCCTTTCACGATGATGCTGGTTTTGGTGGGGATGACGCTGGTCTGGTGGTGCGGGTAGGAGCGTCGGTGCGTTTCCACGACGTCGAACGCGGGCGTGGTTCGCATGGCCGGCCCCAATGGTCCGCACGTGCGGCAGTACGGCATGTGTCCCATCTGCTTGCTCATTCCACGTCCTCCACTGTCGATTGCGTCATGCTGTCGTCTTCGGTGGCGGGATTCGTTTCCTCGTACCGTCGGCTGATGATCACGGTGTTGCAGGTCCTTGGATTGCGTAGGAGCCGGCTGATGGCCGCGCCTTCCTTGACGACGTTCTGGCAAATGTCGATGCATTTCGCGACAGTTCCGGCAGGCGTGCCCATCAGACCCTTCTTTTCGATGGTCTGGTCCGCTTTGTCGATGAATGCCGCGGCTGCGTCGCCGATTTTGCTGGCCGCCGGGTAGAGGCTCGCGAGGTCGGCGCTCATGTCCTCGTCGTCGATGAGGGTCTGCACAACGTATTCACTGGTGTTTTTCATGGTGTTTTCTCCTATCTGGGTATGTATTCCTGTTTGAAATAGATGCTTGCCTGTGTGTGTGGCGTGTATGGCTGGCCGTGCCATGTGAGCGGATCGCCGCTTTTCCGTTTGCGTGGCCTGCCGTGCGTGCCAAGCACGTACTGGTCGGGACGGTGCACGTGCACGCTGGCTTCGATGATCTGCCGGTCGTCCATGTAGGCGACGCCGTTCAACGCGTCGGTGAACAGTTTCGCCAGATTGTCCCAGTCGCGTCCGCGCCGTGTTGCCGTCCAGAACGTGAGCGCCAGACAGACTGGCCCTTCGTAGGGTGGCAGGCGGGGATACTGGTTGCGCCATTCCGAGTACACGCGGTTCTCGGCCTCCCGGGTTTTCGCCGGGGTGATGCCGTGTCCCTGGTAGACGCGTGGACGACCTTTCGACTGCGGGTCGCCAGGCACGGTGAGCTCGCACACCATTGGCCATTCCGGCAGGCTTAATGTTTCGAGACTCAATCCAGGTCACTCCAATCGGGTGTTCTGCCGGTGGCGAGGAAGCCTCCGCGTCGGGTCCGCGCGTTGACGAGCAATCCCATGCCGGCGAGCCTGTGCACGTCACCCATCACGGTGCTCCGGGGGATGTTGAGCCGTAAGGCCACCTTGCGGCTGCTGGGCGTCACCCCTTCCATCTGCAGTGCGACGGTCGTCTCGTACACGCGTTGGATGCGTGGCTTCACGTCGATGTCACGCCGGGTGCGGCGTCTCATCCGCGTGATGTACTCGCGTTCGTCGTAGAGGAGCCGGTCGAGGTCGATGCCGGTCTCCTGGCTCCATGTCTTCGGCGAAGTGTGGTGGCCGTGGCTTCGGGATGCGCCGTAGCGGATGCTGCCACGGTTGACCGGAGCGTACTTCGCGTGCAGTTGGAGGCTGGTCGCGCCGCTAGGCATCACTGTCCTCCTCCATGCCGTCGTCCCTGGACGCGAACCGCACCACCAGCCACAACGCGGTGGCGAGATACACGCCCTCGACCACAAGCGCGCCCACAAGGCTACCGCCATGCCAGGTGAGCATGAGCGTCACGCTGGCGACGAGGCCGACGACCGCGAGCAGGAACTTGACCCTGCGCAGCGGATAGTTCGGCCGTTTCGCCTCGCGTTCCTTCCGGTCCTCGATACGGAAATCGTTGTCGGTCATCTGGTGCCTCCCGTTTCGTTGTGGAGTTGGTAGTCGAATGTCTCAAGCTCGCCCGCGGTGATGGATGCGAGCGTGCAGGCGCCGTCGGGCAGGAGTTCCACGAGTTGGGCCCCGCCTTTCGGACTGATGCGAACCGCGTATCCGCTCATGCCAAGCATGACGATGCTCGCCTTCGGCGGTTCGGGTGGCGTCAGCAGCGTTTCCACGTCGATTCTCCTGAGTGCCATCACAGCTCCTTGTTGATCGTGTCGACGATGAGATCCACGATTCCGGTGACGTCAAGGTCGACGTAGCCGACGATGTGGCCGAGAGGCCTCATGGCCTTAGCATCCCCATCCGCGAACGCGTGGACCAGTTCGCCCCGTGTCTCGAACTCGTCGAACAACGCCTGCACGCAGGCCTTGCGAATCGTTTTCATGCCGACTCCTTTCCCTCGTATTCACATGTGCTCTGGTAGAGGTGTTCCTTGAAGTAGGCGATCATCGGCTCCTTCGGATACATGACGGTCCGTCCGACCTTCACGAACTTCGGGCCGATTCCCGCACCACGCCAGTACGCCAAGGTGCCCTCCTTGATGCCGCAACGGTCCGCGATGTCCTTCGTCGTGTTCATCGGTTTCAGGACCTCAGCGAGCGCAGCGAACGTCGTATCGTCTTCCATCACGCGCCTCCTTTGCGTATGTGATGCCGGGCGGCGTTAGGAGAACCGCCCGGCCCCCTCCTAAAATCGGTGTCATCCCGCATATGCGACGTGCGGGCCGAACAGTTAGGAGAAGAATCAATGTCGAATGCAGCCGAATACCTACTGCAGTTTTTTGAGGTCGAGCAGCAGCCCGACGGATTCCGGAAGGACGTGCTGTCCGCATACACGGCCATGTGCAGCACCGAAAGAACACTTGATACGCTGATCGCCCGTGGCGTGAAACGTCTCGACATGGCGAAATCACAGATGCCCGGTATTTGGAAAGCCTTGTGGGAATCATTCTCGGAGGACGCGAACGGATATCGTATGAACTTCAGCACGTTGGCCGGTGCGACCGATAGGTTGGATGCCGCGGCGGTTCTGGCTTTGCAGACCATCGCCGACAGGTGGGTAGAGCTGGATGTGCGGATGGAGGACAAGGACAGGGAGAACATCTCCGGCTTCCTTTCTGAAATCGAGCAGTGCCTGAAAGAGGATGTGAGCATGCCAGCGGCGTTGAAGTCGTATGTGCTTAATCTCACGACCGAGGTTCGCCGATGCGTCAACGATTGGGAGAGCTGCGGCTCGTTCGAGCTCAATGACGCCATGCAGCGTCTGCTTGGAGCCTTGTACATCGCCGAATCGCACACCAAGGACCAATCCCGCTGGCAGAAGATCAAGGAGAAATACATGGGTGGGATGTTCGCTGATTTCATCGTTCAGATTCCCGCTCTTGCTCTCGCGGCGGTTCCGTACATAGCCCAGATCGGCGCATGAGCAGGTAGTTCCTGTTCAGTTCCCGCAGCATCACCCATCTAGTGCCAATCTGCAATCCGTTGAGCAGAAGGGAGCAGCCAAGAAGAATCTGGAATTGATTCAGAGATTTGAGTCCACAGGCAAACATCCAGATTCCGGATATCGCGCAGATGATGGACGCCACCACGCTAAGAGCGCTTGGCTTGGTTGCAACAATCATCACTCATCCCCCAACATCGTCATGAATTCCCTCGAGTCCACTTCGGCAATCGCGGGGAAGATTACGAACGCCTTCCCGTCGCCTAAGAGCTCGACTCTGATCGGGTCGTCCGTTATCCATTTGCCGGAATGCGCGAAGAGATAGTCACTGATACGCTTCGCTTTTCTCTGCGGAATGTTGTTGATTTCAAGACACGCGCTCATCACGCACCCGCTTCCTGTGTTGGTTTCGCGAGGAACAGTTTGGCGAAATACGTCTGCCCCTTGCCGGTCATCTTCGGCGTCTTGTTGATCGTGGTGTGCCCGTCCGAGTGGCTGATGGTCGTCTCCTTGACCTCGAACAGGTGAAGGTCCATCGCCTTCTGTGTGGGCATGTTCCAACTGGAGCCCTTGGCCTTGATGAGCCATCCATGCTCGCGGAGCCAGGCGAACAGGCGCCGTGGGCCGATGTCGATGCCGTTGCTTTTCAGGATCTTCGCGAAATCGCCCACAAGGATGGACGTCCTCGCGGTTTCGACCGCGTTGGCGAACAGGACCTTGCCTTCCTGGGCTTTGAGCTGTTTGGCTTGTTCGTCGACCTTGGATTGCAGCCATCGCATGCTGGCCAACGCCATCTGTTCCGGTGTCATCCGTTCCTGGCCGGCCATATAGCCGCCGTGCTTGCGGATGGACGGCAGCACCTCATGCGTCACCCAACGCTGGAACTCCTTGGCCTCCGGCTTCCGAGACTTCATCACAAGACGGTAAAGACCAGGCTCGGAGATGATGAGCGGAGCTTTACCGCCATTCTGAGCAATGTGGATACTATCCACATTGGTGATTTCATCAGACTCAAGAATCTTGTGTAAGTCCCTTGTATCTGTCCCGAGGATGTCGCATACGTCCTTGGCGACGAACCAGGGTTCCCCCGCCTTATCGGTCAGGGTGCGCAATGAGGCGCCCTTGAAATCGAACTTCTGGATTTCATTGTTCATTGGATTCTCCCTAGAATCGAGTTTGTGAATAGTTTTCTTGAGGATCCGGCAGGCTGGGCTTCGACCATCATCGCCGGAGCGTCTTTGGCGTGGAACGTTCTGCAGCAGTTTCAAATCCACTCCATTCGCCGTAGGGACGATTTGTCCCAAACCGATTTGGAGCCTTTTCTTGATTCCACGTCGAACAGCATCGTGTATTTCCGGCTTGTTGGACCTCTGACGATGTATGACGTCCGAATCCCACCTCAGGCAACGTTCGGAACAAGCCCCTATACGCCGCTGTTGGCCAAGCGGTTGAGACCGAATCAGATCTGCCATACCGGCTTCACCGGCGAGAATGCGGTGCTGCTACTTCCCGATGATTTCGAGATTGAGTGGCGGTCGTCCCACATGTCGCGCAGTCATAAGATTCGTGTATCTCTGACCGAGATAAAGAAGGAGGCGTGGAACCGCAGCTCGAAGAGTGTTCGGCAGATTCGCGAGAGGGCTTCGAGGCCGTAACCAACGGTTCTGCATCAGTCGCGTTCTCGTGGCGATGAGTCAACGAATCGAATATGCCACGCAAGGTCGCACACAAACCGGAATGACGCTTCCTGCGGGCGAGATGCCATCCCGCATCAACGCCAGCGAGATAAAACCACGCATCACCGAAGCTGCATGGGCCGTAACTTGATTCGTCGGTGACCACATCGAAATAGCCGGCCTGCTTCACGTCGTCAATCCAGTATTCGGATGGAAGCACATCAAGGCATGGCCCTCCGTCCGCTTCGATGGTGCGGCATTTCCAGATGAGACGCTTGAAATCGCCAGCGTTCCCCGGCTCTTTCGGAATGCTCTTATCCATCCCCGTGCAGCCGTTGCCGAAGTCGACCCGTTCGAGCGGTTCATCTGGAATCCATTCTCGAACGTCGGATCTCTTCATCTTCCTCATTTCGGATTCTCCTTTCGATTCACTCTTCGGCGAGCGCCGCTTGCTTTTTCGAAGCACTCTCATTTGAGGCCCTTCCTGCCGAGTGGGAGAATGAGCAGACCCACGCAAAGAAGGGAGGTGAGAATATGAGCAATGGATCCGATTTCGCGAAGGCGAGCGCCGTGTTCGGGAAGGCCGCTGAAACGTCCGATCCCGACGAGAGGATGAGAGCCCTGTGCCAAGGGCTTTCCCTCCTCGCCAAGGGATTCGATTCGATGGATGCTTCCATGGCATCCGCCGCCTACTGTCTCGACGTGCTCTCGGATAAGTTCTGAACGGAGTTCCTGTATCTCCGTGCTTAGTCGGTCCGCGGCCTGATTGATGCGCTCGAGAATCGAGCCCATGACTTCAGTCGTCATGTCGCGGGCCGACAACTGCCGTCCGACCTCGATGCCGATTCCTCGCAGGTCAAGGCTGGACAGGTGGCTCCTCCTGTCGTCGCCCACTGTTCCGATAACCGTTCGAGCTGGTTCCTCGCGGACGGCTTTTCTTATCGCGCCCAGCATCGCCGGGTGCAGGCGTTCGAACTCCTCAACGGAAATCGGGTTCGTGGATTCATCCGGTGTCTCGGCCGGAATGTTGATGCTCATTTCGGATTCTCCTTTCGATTCATTCGTCGGCGAGCGCTGCTCACGGCTTGATCTGTTTGATGCCGTCGATTGGTTGCAGGAGCTTGATCATGAGCTGGTAGAGGCTCATGCCGAGCATTGTCGCCGTCTTCTCGAGTTGCTCGGTGTTAAACGACCCCTTGCCTCCCAGACGTTCGCTGACGGTTTTCTCGCTCATGCCGAGTTCCTTGGCGAGCGCGGCCTGTGTTTTGCGGTGCCGTGCAAGCTCACCGCTGAGATTCCTTGCGATGGTTTCCGTCTCACTCATCTGTCTTGCCGCTCCTTTCTTTGTTCATTGCCTTGCGGTAATTCTTACTGTACTTAATTGAGTAAGTTTATTGTTACTCAATTAAGTATTCTTTACAAATCCTTCTCAATTGGGTACCATGTTGGGCATGGGAAGCATTGCCAAAAATGAAGTCACCGAAGACAGCAAGAGAATCATCGACATTCTGCTATATTCGGGCATGGCATGACTGAGCGTAGCCGGGTGTGAGCATTGTCAAGAACGTTGAAATTCCAACGTTCTTAACAATACGATACGCAGTGGTTCGCTTTGTTGAAATTAACTGTTCGCAACTGTCATCGTGTCGATATCGTGTCGATGTGGTCGAACCGCGCAGCCTTCCATCGGAAAATGAAAAAGGCCCCTCCCCCAGCATAGAAGCTGAGAGAGGGGCGAGTGCGAGTCTCACGTCAGAAAATTAATCACTGGCCGTCCTCGTCGGCCTTGACAGACGTGAGCTGGCTCACGCCGATTAGAGCGCCAACGAACAAACCGATCGCGTTGATGGTCGTAACGAGTTCGCCGCAGT